TTGTGCTCTGTTTAGTATGCCTGCGTTATCAAAGAACTATGATAATACTGGTTACTCAATGAGTGCTGAGGGAGAAAAATATGGACTTTCAATTGGTACTGGAGCGACTCGTGATTTTGCCGATAATGCTCAAGTTATTGAAATCCACACTAACGGTAACACTATTGACGTAGGTGTTGCTTACATCGATGATGGAACTAACACTGATTACAGATATACAGCTGGTGGCGAAAAAGATTTAGGCACAATTGGCAGTATGAATGTATACGGTGGTGGTGACGTTCACTTTACCACTGGTGACACAATGGCTAAAGACGAGTTGAGATTATCTCCGTTCGTTGGTGCTGAAACATCAATGGGTACAAACCTTACACCATTCGTTGAATTAGGTTATGACTGGAAATCACTTGAAGGTGATTACAGAGACTTTGACCAAGCTGATTCATACGCATCTGTTGGAACTTCAATTTCATTGAGTGAAACAAGCTCAATCAGAGTGAGTGTTAACAGAGAGATGGATAAGGATTGGAACGCCACAGACACTGAAGCTTCAGTAGGATTTTCAGTATCGTTTTAATTTAACTTAAATTAATTTAGGGGCAGTAGTTTTACTGCTCCTTTTTTTATCTTATAGGGGAAAAACATGAAAGACATGATGAAATCAAAAAAGTTCTGGATAGCAGTTGCAGTAGTTGTAATTATATTCGGATATACTATGTGGACAGGTCAACCTGCTCCAGAAGTAGCACAATAATCTAATCAAAAAAATAGGGCAGTATTTCTACTGCCCTATATTCAATTTACACAAATAAATTTATTTTTTCTTACCTGATAGCCATTCGGCTTCTTCGTTAGTATAAGGCCACATATTACGCCGCCTTACCTTTCCAAAAAGCAACTTGTTTGCCTCTCAAATAATGTTTTGAAGGATCATAACTTCGCTTAATAGCTTTTAACTTCTCTAAACGTACAATCGCTGTTTCTTTTTTAGTTTGAAGCTCAAGTTTCTTAATTAATAAGTGTTTAGCTTCATCATGAAACCCTTGGCGTGATAATTCACTAGCCGCTCTGGCGTAGCCTACTATCTCACAAAAGTTTACTATACGTCTAATTATAAGCATTTGACATAATCCTTTCTAAGTTCAAGTGTAGTTTTGGGTGGTTTACCATTGGTGGCTAACATATGATTATATGCATAGTACCAATCGTTCTTATATTCAGTTTTGGCCCATTTCTCAAACTCTTCACTTCGTCTATTACTCACAGACTTGTGATTCATCCAAGACACAAGGCCACTCCAAAAGTGTGACATTTTTATCTCCTATATCATGGATGCTTAAGGAAAGCAATACCCCTAGTCTTTTCTAGGCGTCAGTGGTCTTTTCCACCGTCAATGTCACTTTGGACATCGTCATTTGCTATTTTAGGAGTGCTCTCAACTCCCTGGTCAATCCCAGTGTGTATGTGTGTCATCGGAAAAACTTGACAAGCTCTTGCGTCGACATAGCTATTTATAATCTGCGTATAAAATCTGTGCGTTAGTTGAGCAAATAAGCTACACTTTTTTTGCAACTCTGAATTGCAAATTTGTAACTAATGACTTTTGGCAACATTGTAATCAAACTGCAACAAAACTTTTCTTGACTTTACGTAAATAAGAGTGTAAATTAATATTTGAATACGAACTTCAGACAGGAGTATATGTGGAAGTATTAACACTATGGATGGCCATAGGCTTTTTATTCGCGGCCTACTCCGTCATCGCAAACGATTCCGTACAAACCCTAGGTACGTGGATTGCATCCAACCATGAACGATATGACTGGAAAATCATGTGGGGAGCCGCAAGTGCTGTCCTGCTATGGGCTCTATGGTATGGTTGGTATACTAATGGAGGGGATATTTCATATGGACGACTGAACAGGATACCGTGGCAGGAAGTACAATGGTATCATGCGGCCGCTCCAGGACTACTATTAATATTAACAAGACTAGGTGTTCCAGTAAGTACATCATTTTTAGTATTAAGTGCTTTCGCTAGTACATTTGTATTAGAGAAGATGCTTATGAAAAGCATGATGGGTTATGCAGTAGCAGGTGTATCAGCTTATGCTATATGGTACGGTATTACTAAAGTGATGGACGAGTCTGCTTCAGTTAAAGAAAGTCATAAAGCATATTGGCGAGTAGGACAATGGATTACCACAGGAGTATTGTGGTGGACTTGGTTAAGTCATGACATGGCCAACATAGCAGTTTACCTACCTAGACAAGTTCCTATAGATATGATGATAATGGTATCATTAATATTTGTACTAGGGCTAGGTTATATGTTTAGGGAACGTGGCGGTAAGATACAACAGATAGTCATAGAGAAACATAATACAAGATATGTTAGAAGTGCTTGTCTTATAGACTTGTTTTACTTTGTAATACTTTTATTCTTTAAAGAGATTAACGATATACCTATGTCAACTACTTGGGTCTTTGTAGGATTGTTAACAGGACGTGAACTTGCTATTGCTACATTTACAGACAAAACAAAGTTCAAAGGTGTGTTTCCTTTTATTGCAAAAGACTTCTTTAAGATGATGATTGGCTTAGGTGCTTCAGTAGGAATAGTTTTAGCAATACATTATATAATAGTTCCAAACGGACTTCATTAAATTACTTTTTAACTTGGCGAAGTAAGCCTTTAAATAATATTAATGGCACTCGAAAAAAAGGTATGGCAAAAGATTAAGCGGAAGGCTCCTAAGGTTCCTGATATAACCTGTCCCTCGATTGACGATGTGCTATCACGTTTAGAAAAACTACAATCCACTAACAAAACTTTATCACAATTCCAGCACGATGTTATAATGCGTCGAATGGAAAAGTTACGTAAAGACAACGAAGCTTTACGTGAAGGTGGACAGTATTGGTACGAACTATCTAAGAAGTGGCTAAAGCCATAAGCATATTATAATATGCTAATATCCTTATAAGAATAAACTTTCCTTTTTGGTAATATAAATAATAATATGCACTTGACATTATTTGTTATTGTGCTAACATAGTAATACATTGTGAAACTACAGGTTAAGAGCCGGGAGAACACAATGAGAAAACTTCTATTAAACATAAGGTACTTCATAGCACCAACGTTGATATTAGTAACACTCGCAGGAGTGTTAGCAGGAGGCGTTTGGGTATGGACAGGTGTAGGCTTGTTGGGAGCAGGCATTATACTTGACACTCTTATCACACACCAAACACGTGGTGTAGGTTTTGATGAGAACGGTGATACCTTAGGGATCCCCTGGTTACAGAATGCAGTAATGTATTTGATGTTACCAGTCTTTGTAGCACTTCAACTTGCTCTAGCTTATCAAATATATAATGGTATGCACGGAGCAGAGCTTTTAGGTGCTGTATTATCAACAGGTATATTTGCAGGCATAGGTATAATCTATGGGCATGAACTATCACACACCAAAGGCTTTAGCTTTATTATAAGTCGTTGGATGATGGCGTTAAGTGGTTCAGCACATTTCTGTTATGCTCATGTTTACAATCATCATTTAGAACTAGCTTCTGAAGATGATCCTGCAACTGCACCTCGTGGACGCGATATCTATTCACACTATGTCAAATCACATCTAGGACAATCAAAGTTCTTGTTTGATATGGAAAGAGCTAGATTGAAACGTTTAGGTAAACCTTTCCTGACGTTAAGTAACAGATGGATTAGAGGTTACTTTATGAGTATACCAACACTTGCATTATTCTTTTATGCAGGCGGATGGTTAGGTGTTGCGTGTGTGGCTCTTGTTTGGGTTATATCAAACTTTGAGTTAGAAGCACTTAACTATTTAGAACACTATGGTTTAATTCGTGTTAAAAATCAACCGATAGACTATAGACACAGTTGGGATAACTCAACATTGTTTACTTCATGGTTCTTTATAGAGATTGGTCGTCAAGCTGATCATCATGACAGAGGAGAAACTCACTTCTGGGAACTAGATGAAGTAGGTGCACCAAACACAGGAGTAGGATACTTCACCTTGTTTGCACTTGCACTAATACCTCCGTTGTTTGATAAGTTTATGAAAGACAAGTTAGACGACTGGGATAAAAACTTTGCCACAGAAGCAGAGAGAGAAATAGCTAAACAATTCTAATTGTTAAACATCTCGGGGTGTCGTTTATCGGCACCCTTTCTTATGCTATAAAGACGTGATACTTTAGTATAGTATATATAAATCCTAGAAAGAATATACTCATTCCTATTCTGTGTACCTGTTTATTAGGAGATAGCACCATAGGTAACATTATTATTAACATAGCAACACGACCTATTACTTTAGCACTTATTATATCACCTTCGTTATAAAATACAAAGAAGTTAGCTATTAAGAATATTTGTAATACCCAAGCAAGTCCTAGTATTACTTTGTGATATTGATAGTAATGGTCTTGTAAGTTAACACTTTTATTATCGTGGTTATATGGTATACTTACTTCTGCTATAAGAAACATAAGCATTGGAACTGCAAGAAATAATATGTATGTGAATAGATTCCAGTTGCTATCAGGATAGAAGTTTACATCTTGAAGTGGTGTTGCTGTCCACCAGAATAGTATCATCGTGAATATTGTTATAAAGCAGAACAATGTATGTGGCCAGTAAAAAGTGACCTTCTCATTATTAGTGCTGTTATTGATTGCTATTAAACTTGTTATGCTTGTCATCATACGTACAAATGCAAAGCCAAGAATTAGAAACGCAACAGTTGATAAATGTGCAAAAACTATTTTTCTTCTCCTGTATAGTATATATCCTTTCTGTTCATAAGACGTTCATTTTAAAAAAGATATATATTATTAGTACATTTATTGTACTGTGGACCGCGGTCGTTAGACAACCGGCACGTAACTTCTAACTTGGAGACATACGATGCAATGGAACACTCCACAAATCGTAGAGGTATGTATTGGATTAGAAATTAATTCTTATGCCTGTGCTGAAATATAGGTTGACATTATAATACATTGATAGTATTATTATAATATTAACTCGGAGCCAACCCACAATAGGGAAGGCTCCTTTTTTTATGAAAGGCGTATAAAATGAAACTTTATAGTTTAGAATTAGTTATATTCGGCTGGTTAGCATATAATATATTTGTAGAGATACACGACTGGTTAGCTGAATCCTTTGACGGTCAAGACAATGAACAAGTTGTTGTCGCACCTAAACCTGTAGCACCTTTTCCAAATGTTAAGTAAATTTATTGTTATCGTTTGGTTATCATATAACTACGAGAACCCTGTTATAATAGGTTCAGTAGAAGATTGTGATACAGGAAAAAAAATAGCAGAGCAACTACAACCTAATCATAAGGCCTTTGGTTGCTTTACTGAAGAACATTGGAACAAACAAAAGTTTGCTATTCTGAATTGGTAAGACTTGCAGGTAACTGGGGGATTTGTACTTTACGTTTCCAAAAGATTTTAGGATCATTAGTTTGACAAGTAACTTTAACTAGTCCTTGCATTTCTTTTTCTAAAGTTGGAATAAAATTCTCTTGTGCAAATACTTTACGTTCTTCGCACTTTTCAAATGACTCATACTTCATGCTCGACCATCCATCTGGTTGAGCAAAGTCACCCGGGGTCCAAACGCCATTAATCAAGAAATAAAATACCAACCAAACATTCACTACTGAACCTCTTGTGGTTAAAAGTTAAATATTATCTTTGTTAGGTACTATTGAGCTATTCCCAAATAAATCTACCGCTTTCCAAGATGAGTAAATTTTCCATCCTGCTACTTTAGGATCTGCATCAAGCATAGCTAAATGAAAAACTCTATCTGAGGCTTTCTTTGCTCTTGCTATTAAGTCTGCATCTTCTTTATCTTTAAGTTTCCAACGATACTGTCTTATTGTTTTATATAATAAGTCATGTATAATTGCCGCTCTTGCTACGTCAAATGGAGCAATAAAGGCCCACATAGCTCTTGGCACAGAAGCTAAATCTGTAACAAAACCTGTTTTAACTGTAATAGTTTCAGTTTTATTAGTTTCACGTTTAACTTTAACACCAACATCTTGTAGTGATTTGATTTCGTCTACTGTAAGGTCCTTTGTAGTGTATGACAAGTCACGACCTAACACCCATTTTCTAGGCGGATTGAACTCTGCCATAATTTTATTATTAAATTTTCCCATATACTCTTGCCCCCTTTGTGCAAGTATATTTATCTGCACACATAATATTTTTCAAGAGGTAATATAACTTAAAGTTATATGGAGTTACCGGGCGGAATCGAACCACCGTACAAGGATTTGCAATCCTCTACATAACCACTCTGTCACGGTAACATTGGTAGCAGAGGCAGGATTCGAACCTGCGACCCCCGGCTTATGAGTCCGGTGCTCTAACCACCTGAGCTACTCTGCCAAAGGATATGGAGCGGGTGAGGGGAATCGAACCCCTATCATCAGCTTGGAAGGCTGTCATAATACCATTATACTACACCCGCTTTTAGGTCTAATACTACTTATATTACTATATACTAGTAGCTACGTCAACCGGTTTGTTAGTTATTTTTATTTTGATAACACTAAATACAGTATAAGGAACGAAAAGCCATGAGAAAACGTACAAGATCAATACTAGAAGAATTGAATAGCATTCATAGAACTACCAATAATGATGCTCTTATTCAATCTACTGGAAATAACATTATTGAAAGTGCTATTAACTTATTAAATAGGATCACTGAGAGCTATGATCCAGAAACTGCACAAGAGATTGAAAGACGTTTTATCAATAGTATTAGAAGTGGCGATCCTCGTAAATTTAAACGTGGTATAGACAAAATAATTGAATCTAAACAAAAGGACGAGGGCGATGCAGATACTCAATGAGGGCGGTAACGTATTTAAAGGACCAGATGGTGCTGAGGCAACTCAACGAATAAACCAAGCTGATGTAGAGCCTACACTTAAATGGCTTGAAAAAATCACAGGAATTAATCACGTAGACTTTATGCTAGGTTCAACTGGTATTAAACCTACTAGTGGTGATTTAGACGTTGCAGTAGATAAAGAGAAAGTAAACAAAGACGCTCTTGTAGGAAAGTTAAAAGCCTGGAAAGATAAGAACGCACCTAAAGATGATGATAGAGCCTGGATAGCAAAGTCAGGTATTAGTGTACACTTTAAAACACCTATCAACGGAGATGCTAAGAATGGCTTTGTACAAACAGATTTAATGTTTGGTGATCCTAAATTTATGCAGTTTGCTTTACGTGGTGCGGCTGACAGTGAATTTAAAGGACAACACAGAATGATTATGATAGCCTCTGTTGCAAAAGCACAAGGTTACAAATGGTCACCAACAAACGGATTAGTAGATAGAATTACTAACGAGCCTGTAACTAAAGATCCAAACGAAGTAGCTAAAATTTTATTAGGTGACAATGCAAGTGCTGATGATATGAGAAGTGTTGAAACTATTAATGCAAAAATTAAAACAGATCCTAACTATGAAAACCTAGTTAAAGATGCTAAAGACTACTTTGAAAAAGATGGATTGAAGTTACCGTAATGAGATTATACGAATTTAGAAAAGCAGTATTTGAAGATGCTCGTATACAACACGCCGAAGACGTTATCTTTTGGGAAGGTAGTGCAGGTGCAAAACGTGTTATTGATTCAATCATTGGATTAACAAAAGGTAACACACAATCACTTACAGTTAAATGGGACGGCTCTCCAGCAGTTATATTTGGAAGAGACGATGAAGGAAGATTTGTATTTACAGACAAGTCAGGTTTTGTTGCAAAAGGTTATGATGGCCGTGCAACTAATGGAGATGACTTAGAAGCATTATTATTAAACAGAGGAAAAGGATCTGAGAAGTCAGATGATTACAAAGCATTTGCAGGTAATATGAAATCTGTGTTTCCTGTGTTTGAAAAGGCAATACCAGAAGACTTTAGAGGCTACTTCAAAGGCGACTTATTATTTTTTAACACACCTGATTTAAGTAACGGAGCATATACCTTTAAACCAAATATAGTTTCCTATACAGTTGTAGCCGACAGTGACATAGGAAAACGTATTCAAGTAAGTAAAGCTGGGGTTGTGATTCATAGAATAGTTGACCCAGATGGTAGTGAAAAACCTTTAACCGATTATGATATATTCCAAGGTAAACAATTATTAGTTTTACCGCCAGTCACTGTACAAGAGCCACCACAAGTAGATATGAGTGGCATAAACAAAATTAGTGCAATCGTTACAAAGAATGCAAGTGCAATAGATTCATTACTTAACAAAGAACAATTAAGAAGTATGAAGATGACAGACTTCTCAAATGTTTTATATCAATATGTAAATAGTAAAACAGATACAGGATTAGACAACTTAGGCAAAGACTTTATGCAATGGTTACAGAACTCGGCAGTTTCGGCTCCGAAGAAAGCTAAGATGACTGAGTATGTTAAAACGAACATAAGAGCCTTTGGTGCTCTATGGCAAGTAGTTGAAGGTATAATGAAAACTAAAAATAATATTATTGCTCAACTAGAAAATCAACCTGCTGATGTTAAAGCATCAATAGGAAGTAAACCAGGTGGGGAAGGCTATGTACTGGCTCACCCAGATGGTGATATTAAATTTGTTAATCGTGCTGGCTTTAGTGCGGCTAACAGAGCAGTACAACGATAGGAGATAAAAATGAAAGCAACTGATTTTATTAAAGAGATCAAAGCTGATGACTTAGATCAAGATGCTATTGATTCTTTAAAGAAACAAATAGATCCTGCTGATAAAGATGATGGGGATTTAGATAAAGGATATAGTGATAAGCACGTATCGATGATTAACCAAGTTCACAAAGTGATAGACTCACAAGGAAATCCTAACCCAGTTAAAAGTGTTTCAACTGAAGACGGTGGTAAGTTTCCAATAACTGGTTGGCAGGCTAAAATGATCGCGGCTATGTTAACTTCGAACTATAATCAAGACCAGAAAAGAAAGTTTACAGATGATGTAAACAAAAAGAAAGAAGTACTAGGTGCTTTATTAGGTGCAAAAACACCTGAAGACATGAAAGCAAAGTTCTTTGATATGTATAGTCCTAAAGAGCAACCAAAAAGCTCATATGAAGGACAATATCAAGCTAAACTTGTATAAGGAGTAGTTAAGTGGAACTGGAGTTCTTATCAGAGCTATACGAAGCTAGAATGACCCGTAACTCGGGGGATACAGCAAAGTTAACCTATAACGATTGCTGTGAAAGACTATACTTGTCTTTATTAGTTCTTGAGCTTCTGAGCAAATATCCAAAGTATGTACCATATGCGAGAGCTTATGCAAAGAAAACTAAAGATACAAATTATGCACGTTTTCAAATGCATGGTACTGACTTACATAACTTCATTTACTTTGTAAATGGAGATGATGAAGCTCTACTAAAACTTAAAGATCCTGATAGTGCTAGAATGATAGCACGTAGAACTACACTACCAAAAATGAATATCAATAGATACTTAACAACACTATCAAGTGGAATGGTATCTAGACCTAGTGAAACATTTATGAGTATAGAAACTGCATTAAATATCTCCAATGCAGACTATAAAGCCACTCGTAGATACCTAGGCAACTTTGATAGACTATCAACAATGGAAAAGAAAAAAGTAGCAACTAGATTAGCACTTGCTACTAGAGCCAAACTTAGAAGTAGTGATATAATTATCTACCTAGAAGAACTTGTTGCTGAAAGAGATTTAGAAACAGCAACAGTTAAAGACAACGAGCCAACAGTATCAAGTCCAGACATAGGAGTAACAGGACAAGAACTATCTATGTATAGATTTTTAGTTGGTGCAAGGAATTTAGTAGGTACTAAAAAGTTTTTAGAACTTGCAAAAGACGGCAAAAGTATTCCAAGTACATTTGTTAAACAATACCTACCTGCAATACTAATAATAGATAATATAGTAAAAGCAGGGCCAGGATACGTTCAAATGCTACGATCCCTAGAAAATCGAGCTAAAAAAAGACGTTAATCCACACTTTATTACCAAATCTTATAAATACTAGTAACATCATACAAGAGAAAAGTATGTTGGTCATTAGAAAATAGGAGAAATAAAATGGCTGGAATAACAAGAGTAAACGGATTCGGCAACTACGTTGTTGGATCATACAGAACAAGTGCTAACATCGGCGCTTTCTTACTAACAGTACAAAACGCATCTAACTCTGCACAAGATATCAGAGCTGAAGACGACGCGGCTAACGAAACAGTTGAAGCAATCGCAATGGCTTGTAACACATTAGGAATGTCAGTAACTGACTCTAATGCTGGAACGGCTACATTGTTAGTTGATTCATCTCAGTGGGACGCGGCTTCTTTACAAGCGGCTGTTAGACACTTAGGAACTACTGTAGGACCAAACAACATCGACGTTACTGGTTCAGACGTAGTTGCGGCTACTACTTTAACTGCGGCGTAATCCATAGTTAATTAGTAAACGTTAATTAAGTTAACAAATACACTAAAGGGCGGTTCATTATTTGTTCCGCCCTTTTTTTATGACTATAAGTATGAGTATGAACTTTGAGATTGCTACATTAATAGATATAACTCAAACAGGACAAACCAAATTTAGAAGTGAAGATAGGAAAGCTATCAACCAACAAGCAAATTGGAACACTTTCTTACAAGTTGTAGGCCTGAGAGCAAACCCATACTTTGACGCTTCACCAAAATGTGTTGAAGACGTTGATATTACTAATGGCGAGTTTGGCAGTGAATATACAGGTAAACAAAGACTGTGGTATTTCACATTTACTATTGAACAAATAGGTGCTTTAAGTGTAGAAGCTCTTAAAGATGACTTTGATTTAGTACCAGTAATTGCTGGTCTTACCGAGTCTATTACGATAAATAATAATGCGTTTAGAACTAAAGATGATGCAACAAGAAATATCATTTTTAAGTTAGTAGATAACAAAACGTAGGTATTAAATAAATATTAATACAAAGGCACAAGGCAAACATTACATCTATTTTAGGCGATTAGAATATAGGCCCCTTCCACGATAATTAACGGAATGGAGAGTGTAAGATGGCAAGAGCCACAACTTTAGAACGAGAAAACTTAGAAGCACACGTTGATTTGTGCGAACAAAGATATAATAATTTAGAACTTCGTCTCTCTAAAATAGAGACTAAAGTAGAGCATATCCACGCCGATATTACAAACGGAAATAAATCAATGGTAAAAGTTATAATAGGTGCAACAGGCACTATTATAGCTGGACTACTTTCAACTTTAGTAGTCGTACTAATGAATATGTAATATAATTTACCACCCTTCCTAAAACAAAACAAACACCCAAAACAAACATAAATACGTATATGCTAGTACGTGAGATATACGAACCAATAGATGAAAAACAAATCTGGGCTCGATCTGGTAAAAAGGTCGTTCGTAAGTACCGTTGTACTGTAGGTAGACGTAAAGGACGTATTGTTAAACAGATGTCACAATGCTTTGCGGCTCCTAATATGAAGGCACGACTAACATTAAAAAGAACTAGAGCCAGAATAGGTGCTCGTATGATGAGGAAGGCTAGACGTACAAAACGTACTAACCCAGCTTCACGTAGAGTACAAGCATTGAATAAAGCCGGAAGAAGATAATGAAGATCAACGAGATTATGACTGAATCTATCAAAGAAGGTGTTATTCAAATCTGGGGAAGAAATAAAGGTAAAATGGTTCGTAAGTACAGATGTACAAGTGGATCACGTAAGGGCAGAATTGTAGCACAACCGTCAACCTGTAACGCACAGAAGAGAGTTGGAAGTGCTATAAATATAAAGAGAGCTAAGGCACGTAAGGCTAGTGTAATGAAAGTTAAGACTGCACGTATTAAAAGAGCAGGAGCATTAACTAAACGACTTACAAAAGCTAACAAGCCACAGACACAGAAGAAATATAAAAGAGCTCCAACAAGAAGAAAGAAATTTAGAACTGGAAGAAAAATACCGAGAAGAAAATAATGAGAGCTAAAGAATTTACATCACCTATCAAAGAACAAGAGATTGTTGAAGTAGTACCTGCAATAGGAGCCGTTGCTGGCCGTGTTGGTGCGAAGATGGGATCAGCGGCGGCAAAAGCTGGCGTTAAGATGGGAGCTCAATTAGGTAAGATCGGTGCCAACGCCGCAAAAGGCATAGGCGCAAAGGCAGTGAAAGCCGTAAAACAAGCACAAAGCAAAGTTTCACAAGCTATACTTAAAAAAGGTAAACAAATAGCAATACCCACTCAAGGGGGAAAAGAAACTGAATTCGATATAGATGATGTTAAAGGAGATCAAGTAACATTGAAAAATCCAGAGGCCAAACCAGGAGAGCCTCAAGCATTTGTATATAATAGAAAAGAACTAGATTCAATAGTCAAAAAGAAAGCAGACCAAGCCGTAGGAACTAATCCAATGGCAGGTAAGGTAGTCTAATGAAAATAAATGATCTAGTTGGAGAATTCACCGTTCAAACAAGTAACGAAGAAAAAGAAGTACTAGCAAAAGTACAAAATCCGTTACCAATGAACAGTTTCCCTGAAAGAGAACAATTCGTTATCGAAGGACTTATTAGAAAAGCTCTAATAACTAAAGTTAATCGTAATGGAATGATTGTGGTAGTTGCTAATGAACCCGACTAAACTTAAAGCAGACTTAGACGACATAATGGAAAGTGGACTCAAGAGAGTTCATATGCCATACGTAAAAGGTAAAGGTAAGTCAGTACGCATAAAGAATACGATATTTAGAGAATCCAAAAAAGAAGGTGGATTCATACTATTTGATGTTAAGACACATAAAAGAATTGCTACAACCTTTAGTAAACGTGGAGCAATAGCATACTCTAAAGCAAGAGCTAGAAATAACCCAAATCTAGAAGTAGAGGTGCTTAGATTGGATCAAAACCTGGGTAAACACTATATGGACAGTATTTTCCATAAGCATACTATAGAGTCTACAGACGATGAATTCCGTAGAGAAGCCGCGGAAATGCGGTTTGAACTAGCTAAAGACCATACTTGGGATTATATTTGCCAATTAGACGAGTATGTATTCGACGATTGATGATAAATAACTATAACAGTTAGGAACAAGAGATATGAAAATAACAGAACTTAAAATTGTATCAGCTAAAGACTTAAATGAGTCACTAGCAAAAACATTCGGAACAAAGTTACGTTTAGATGATTTTACTAATGAACAGCTAGAAGATGCACGTAATAGATTACGTACACAGCTATCAGCAGTTGAAACTAATGAAAGTTTTGATACTGTACATACTAGCGATGCTTACCAAAAAGGCAGAATGTTCCTAGACGTTATTAATCAAGAAATTGCAGAAAGATCAAAAGCAAAACCAGACTTTATTGACGCTGACAAAGATGGCGACAAAAAAGAACCAATGAAAAAAGCAATCAAAGACAAAGAAGCTAAAGAAGAAGTAAAAGAAGGTGCTGAAGAAGAAGCTACTTTGGTTATGGCGGCTAAAGACATGGTTGACAGAATTACAGGCTGGATGGAAGACACAGCAGAAATGCAAACTGAATCAATGCTAGAATTAGGCGATAAGATCAGAGACGAACTTGGTTCTGAAAAGAGCGAAGAATTCATTAATACTGTAAAACCAGCATTAGAAAATCTATATACAGTTTTTGAAACTACAAGAGAAGCAATGACAGGTGGCGTAGCTATCGTAACAGGCGAAGGCGCTCCGGCAACTATGGGAACAGACCCTGAGGCTCCTGCAGAGGATCCAGTTGCAGATATGGAACCAACAGTTGATGCGGACGCAGGTGCTGAACAAGAACCAGTAGCAGATGAATTCGGAGCAAGTGAACCAGCAACAGGCGGTGAAGAAGTTGCAGATAGAGAAAAACGTGAATCTGTACAAAGAAGCAGACGCTTAGGCCAAATGCTTACTGACTCAAAAAAAAAGACTAACGAAACTTCAAAAAAAAAGACTTCAGTAAAGTAACTGAGGCAACAAATTCCAAAGACGCACTCGTTCAAATTTTTAGAAACACTATAGGTAGTGCTGATTCTCAAGATCAGCCTGCCTATCTTTCATTCGAAGCACTTAACCAATTAATGCAAAATATGGATATGCAACAGTTTGACTATGATGGATTCAAACAAATATATGATGCCAATCCAGAATTAGCAAATCTAGTAAAGAACTTTGATGAAAAAGGTGTTAGCCTTTCTACTAAAAAAGAAGCTGATGCTGATGCACCAGTCCAAAGTAATGCTCCCGACCAAGTAGACCAAATGGCGAAACGAGCAACCAACGCCAATCTTTAATTGACATTTTAGTTTTTTTGTTATATACTATTAGGTAATGAGGTATAACAATGAGCGAAGTAAAGATCGTTCCAAACCTAGTTTGGAAATATAATTACACACCCGGATTCGATGTAGACTCATTTTTAGATTACCAATCTAAAGAAGCGGAGTTTCATCAAACAGAAGCAGATGGTGGCAAGTCAACTGCTGGCCATCCTAACCCACCTCATATGTGGGAGTGCAATCAAGAATTTATGACTTGGTTACGACCCAAGATAGAAATTTGTTTACGTGAATGGGACGTTCAGTATACAGACGTTGTCGCTACGGGTAGTTGGACTAACATACATAATATCAATGCTCATACATTACCTCATGATCATGGTTCAACTAACGTAGTGGTTTCGGCTTATGTACAAGTTCCAGAAGATAGTGGTAACTTAATGTTCGAACAATTAATGAGAACTAACTGGACACACTACTCACGTATACCTGAGAAAACAATACATGACTACTGGAAAGAAGTTAATGTAAATACAAATGACGTGTTACTTTTCCCTGGCTGGTTAACACACAAAACACAGGCAAGTAAAAGTAATGGAAATAGAATAACCTTTACTATCAATTGCGATGGTAGAGACAGAAGTAATATAGTATTATGATAGTAGATAGATCAAAAGAAGAAATAATAAAAGAGATAGAACAAGTAGTAGAATCTAAAATTAAACCAGCAGTGGCAGGGCATGGAGGAGTAATAGAACTACAAAACTTTAATGAGGAAACCGGAATAGCGACTATGTTGTTAAGTGGTGCTTGTTCAGGCTGTGCTAGTAGTACAGTAACATTAAAACTTGGCGTAGAGAATATGCTTAAACATTATATCCCAGAAGTAAAAGGAGTTGAAGGTATGGACGATCCTAACTTTAATGATCCTTATTATACAAGTTGGGAACACCCCTGGGTAGATGAAAGGCGGGAAGATGGCGACGGAAAAGACTGAACACATAGCACCTGAGAATTTTGCAAATAGAAATCCTAATTCAAATACGGAATTTCATAGTGCAATGAATCAATGGATTATAGATACGAAATGTCCTTTTTATGATGAGTTCTTAACATTATTTGAGAACGAAGAATTTAGAGGAGAAGACGAAGCTAGAATTAAAACTACATTTAGAGGATATCAATATGATGTAACTCCTAAAAACTTACCAGAGTGGGGAGGTAGTGTAGTACGTTCAGATAAAATGAATCCAGACACGCCAGAACAAAAAGGCTTTCCTAGTTCACAAACATTAAACGAAACAGAATTTGATATTAATAAAGATAACAAAGGATCAAACTTTCCACCAATAGATCAAAGTAAGTTTGATAAACTTAATTGGGATAAGTTACTTGACTGGGTAATGAAACAGATTAGAAAAAATAGAATTCCAGTAAAAAATATTAAAGTTAGTAAGTGTTGGTGTGTTGATTATGATGACGGAGGTTATCAAGCAATACACAATCATGGTCCACTATGTATTAGTATGGTAATGGCCATGGACGCACAACCTACAACAGGTACTAACGAACAATCAGCAGACAATGGTATGTTATATACATTAATGCCTAACCCAGATGGAACACAGGTAATGACACAGTTTGGACCTTATCCGGGTAGAACAGTTATTATGGACGGCAGGGTATGGCATGGTGTTTATCCTGCAAAGAAACCACGTAGAACATTTGTTGTTGACTTTGACTTTGAATACTTTGCACCAGATGAAACATTACCTGGTATGGTACATACACTAGACCCTGACAGGCACGACTGGATGAAAGATGGACAATAATTACTTTGCTTCTGGACAGTTTTTAATAGAAACTGAATACGAACATTACGACACTATGCACAAGGTAATGTTAAACTCCTTCACAGAAACAACAGAGTATCCAGACAGAACACAAAACAGTATAGACTTAAATTCTATATCACTTGATTATGTTATGTGGGTCTTAAAGAAAATACAAGCATTAAATATTCCAATAGAACATATTGAACCAGACCAGTCTTGGTATATTACATATAACCCATATGGTTATCAAGGCATACACAATCACACTAACAAAACAAATTTAATTAGTACAGTTATGTATTTTGATAATAAAGAAGAAGAAGATATGTTTACACAAGACGGATGTCTTGTTACAATGTTGGCACACCCTAATACACAAATTGAATTTCATGAGTTTCCACCTAGTCCAGGAAAGACTATTATTATGAACGGAAATGTTAATCATGCAACTTATCCTTACAAGCACAAAAGACGTTGTCTTGTAATTAATTTTAAAGCAAAATGGAGCGAGGCTAATGAGTCTAATCAAAAAGAAGTTTGACTATAAAGAGTTAAAGAGAGAATCCGTAGACGGAAAAAGGCTTTATGCTTGTCCCGATGGAAATAAGGTTGCAAGTGTAACAACTATATTAAGCAAAACTAAAGATATGACAGCTATTAATAACTGGCGTAAAAGAGTAGGTGAAGCAAAAGCACAAGAGATTGTTACAGAAGCCGCAAGTGTTGGTACTCGTATGCACAAATTCTTAGAAGATTATATTGACACAGGAGAATGGCCTAAAGCAGGTAGTAATCCTTTTAGTCAACAAGCAAATAGTATGGCTAGTGTTATTAAAGATAACGCAGTAGCTAATATTAACGAAATATGGGGTTCTGAGGTAGCATTATACCACCCGAAGATTTATGCCGGTACTACAGACCTCGTAGGCGTGTTTAACGGCGTGGAATGTATCATGGACTTTAAACAAACAAACAAGCCTAAAAAAGAAGAATGGGTAGATGACTATAAATTACAGTTAGCCGCCTATGCCTTAGCCCACAATGAAGTATATGGTACTAAAATACAAGAAGGCCACGTTTTTATGTGTTCTCGTGATGGACAGTATCAGCAATTTGACCTATGGCCAGACGATTTTAAACATTGGGAGTCAAAATGGTGGGATCGTGTGTATATGTACTATGACCGTTTCGCATAAATACAATGTATAAGGAGCAAGTAAGTGGCGATAGTACAAATTTCAAGAATACAAGTACGTAGAGGTCAAAAGAACGTTGGATCAGGCGTACCACAATTAGCAGGTGGTGAGTTTGGTTGGGCAGTTGATACTAGAGAACTTTACATAGGTAACGGATCTGTTTCAGAAGGATCTCCAGCAGTTGGTAATACAAAAGTACTAACTCAGCATGATAACTTATTCAGCTTCGCAGATCAATATACATATCAAAAAGAAATTACTACAATGCAAACAGGCGCAACTGCTATGTTGCCTGTTACAAGAACACTACAAGAACGTTTAGACGAAGAAGTAAGTGTTAAATCTTATGGTGCTACAGGTGATGGATCAGATCAAACAGTAGTATTACAAAGAGCTATTGATCAATTATATCTTAATACTGCAACTAAAGGTTCAACTGCAAGTAGAGTAACATTAACTATACCAGCAGGTGAATACTTATTAAGTGCAAGTTTGAAACTTCCACCTTACGCAACATTAGTTGGTGCAGGAAAAGATAAAGTAAAAATTACACAAGGTGGCAACGTTCCTATATTTGAAACTGTTAACTCAGGATCAACACCAGGAAGTTATGCACAAGACAGTTCAAGTACAACGTTAACTCAAGCACAAAAGATTTTGTTAAAGGGTATGACTTTAGTACAAAATACTACAAACACAGGTATATTACTAACTTCATGTAAAGAAAGTACATTCGAAGATTTAGAAATACAAGGAACTTGGGCAAGTGGCGGAGTACCAGGAGCAAACCAAATTGGTATTAAAATGGTTAGTTTGTCAACTGCTGTTTCTTGTAATAGAAATACATTTAAAAATATTAAATTTAAAAGCAATGGTTACGGAGTACGTTCAGATTACGACGTAGTAGAAAACGTTTTTGACAAGTGTGAGTTCGATACGTTAAGATACGGAATTGCTTGGGGTGAGTCTACAAACATAGGTCAAACAGGAATGGCGACTGGACCGCAACGTAACGTAGTTACAACGAGTGAATTCCACGACATAGATAGACAAGCTCTTTGGGTACATAAAGGAAACTTTAATACTTCACACAATAATAGATATATAGGTGTTGGAAACAATGGTGGTAACGAAGGTAATGCTACTTACAGTATTATTAAATTTACAGATGGTACTGCTCTTTCTAACTCATCTACTGCTGATTGGTTTGACAGAACATCTAGTTTAAGTTATGATCAAAACTTTATGTCAGGATATGCTTATGTTCCAGAAGTAGAAGGACCAGGCGTATTTGATAACGAATTTAGTTACAGATTTCCTGTAACACAACAAAATACTGCAACAAGAGTTTTAAGAGTACCAGGTTACTCTACTAGAGGTGTTGTAGTTGACTACATTTACAAAAGTTCATTAGTTAATGCAGTTAGAGAAGGTACACTAGATATTGTATGTAACCTTGCAGACAATACAACAAAGATTACAGATGACTTTACATACTCAGGTGCATCAACTTACGAATTAAATTTAACATTTAGTTGTGAATTAACAGACGAAGACTCCAATGGAGCAAGAGACACAGTAGTTATATCAATGAAGAACACGACTACAAGTGACACAGGCGATATATTATTCAAAGTAAGATACAAAACTTAATATGCCAAATGACAATTACGAGGTTAAACTCGTTAACTGGACTAAATTTAGAGAACAACTAGAGGTAAGTCTCAACCCATATCAAGATGTTGTAGACTATTACAACAAATTACCCCGTTCAAAGTTAAGTGTTGACCCATGGGACCAAGCTACTTGGCCTACTCCTTGGGAACTACTTGCTCAAAACAGCATTTGCGACTTGACAAATAGCCTCGGAGTATGTTACACTTTACAATTAACTAATAGGTTTTCTCGAAGTAATTTCGAGATACATATTGTTAGAGACCACGATAATGAGGAGTATTGTTATCCTGTTTGTATCGAAAATAATATTTTGTGCTACAACTACAATGAGGTTGTTCAAAAGACTGAATTACCCACAAACTTTGTTTCACAACGCATTTATAAGATGCCCTGGCTACAATAAATACATTATCAATTAGGAATTAAATTTTAACTAGGAGCACGTAGAATGTCAAATGGCGTTGGTATACAAATCAAAAAACGCGATGGTTCAGTAGAACCCCTAGACATTAATAAAATTCATTTTGTTGTTGAAGAAGCCACCGAAGGGCTAACAGGAACAAGTGCCTCACAAATTGAAATGACGGCTAATATTCAATTTTATGATGGAATGTCTACAGAAGAAATACAAGAGATACTTATTAAGTC